CCGATCACGAGAAGCGGGAGACTTACAAGCACGATGAAGGGGAGCGCGATGCACAAACACCCCAGCCCCGCGCACGCCTTCCCGAATTCCTGCGCGTTCATGATGCGGCTCCCGGCGCGCCCTGCGCCTGTTGCGCGGCTATCAGTTTTTCCAGCCGCCCGCCTTCCAGAATCTTGGCAATGGCAACGTCCCCGATGGTCGTGGTGACGGCCTCGATGATCGGGGCGAGTTGCGCCTCGGTGACGGCAAACTGCGGCTCTGTGATCGGGGGCAGGGTCTCGGCGGGCAAGCCGCCCGCCTCCATGCTGTCCTGCTTCATCTGGTCCAGTTCCGCCTCACGCCACCCCTCGTCCCGCAACTGGGTAACGATGGGGATTCCGGCCCGCACGTTGATCTCGCGGGTCTGCGCCTGTGAGAGCGGCTGAATCGTGCGGGGGTCGTCCCAGTTGACCGTCACGGCCTCCGGTGTGATTCCCGGCATGCCGTCAAGGGCTAGCATGTGGGCGCACAGGTCGCGCCAAGTGCCCTCAACGCGCGCAATGTAGCGGTTGACTTTCTTGATGAGCGGGGCTTCCATCGCCTGCAACGCCTCGCCGCTGGGGTCGCCGCCCTGACTCTGGAAGTAGTGGCGTGGGGTCCGGGAGATGCTTGCCATCGCGTGGGCCAGGTCGCGCTTCGCTTCGGTGTAGATAGACAGATTGGCCTGCGCCAGTTGGATGATGGATGTGGGCTGTTCATCGCCCGCGCTCCCCGGTATCGCCAAGAAGTCCCCCGGCTTGATTGCGGGAATGTTCACGTCACTGGGCGAAATCAGCGCGCGGAACGGGAACGCGCACCCCTCGGACGTAACCATGAGGTCCGCAAAAAGTTTGTTTACCGCGTCCTGCAAGGGGATCACGTCTGCGAAGTCTGGGCGAGTCTGTCGGCGGTCTGCGCGGAAGTGGAACACTGGGAACACGGGCAGGTCCACCACGCCGTCTGTGTCCAGTGTGTAGGACTTCGCTTCCGTGCCGCTGTCCTTTGGCGCGAAAAACTTGGATAGGATGCAGCCGCCGTCTGGCGTGCGCTCGTAAACATAGAGCCGCCAGACCGCCGGGTCTGTGTTGTCATCCAAGAACCGCTTGAGGACCGCCGTGAGTTTGCGCGGGTGCGCGGGGTCGTAGACGGCGTAGCAGTTCGGCGATGGCTGGCAGTAGGCCTCCGGCACGCCTTCATCCACGTCTGTGATAACGAACGCCTCACCCGTCACTACCACCTGCTGGTGCACTTCTTCGGCCAGCGTGCCCCACGACAGGGCATCAAAGAACCCGTTGGCCTTATCGGTTGCCGCGTCATTGTCAGACACGGTAAACCCCGTGAGGCCCATGCGGTCAATGACGGCGTTGCAGACAATCGAAATCCAGTTCTCCGCGAACGTGGCCCGCGTCACCTCCGGGAAGATCTTCCGCACCTTCTCTGTGGAAAAAACGAGCGGGTGGTCTCCGTCATAGTAGCGGATAGCCTCAGCCTGCCGCACTGCCTGTCCATTGAACGCCTTCAGGTTGCGGGCGATGATGTTTTGGGCGTCTGTCATAGTATGCGGGCCTCCACTGTTCGCCTGCCTCCAAGCTCTGTACACGCCCACACAAGGGCGTCCATGCGGTCGGGCGAGTGCGCGCCGGGGTCGTCCGGCGTCCACTCGCACATCTGGTCTTCTAGTATAGCATGGCTCCCAACGTGGTGGACCTTGCCCTGCTCGTACAGCGCGGAAATCGGTTCGGCCCGCGTCTGCTTCCCACGGCTGGCATGGACCGCCTTCAGGGGCAGGTTGGCATTCACCGTGCGCAAGACGTGCGCCACCATGTCGCCGCCCTGGTTGGACTCGTATATCACGCGGTCAGCCTTGGAGCCGATGAACGCGCGGTTGACCGCCGTTCCCCACGCCTGCGGGGTGCCCTTGATGCTGTGGTCTGCGAGGACGTACAGGTGCCCGTCCGCCGCGCGCCCCACAACAATGATTCCCGTTTCATCGCCACCCGCTGTCGCGCTTGGGTCCACGCCTACCACCACGCGCACAAGGTCAGGGGCTTGCGCCACCCGCAGATCGTCTATCTGCTGCCGCTTCCAGAGCGCGCCGGGGTTGTCTTCCAGCAGTTCGGCGTGCAGTTCTTGCCGCCCCAACCGCGTACCCTCGAAGCGGGAGAGGATGGCGTCTATAAAGCCGGGCGCGAGGTTGTCGCGGTTGTCGAAGGTGCTGGCCCGCGTGGTGCGTGTGTGCGGGTCTTTGATGATGTTTTTGAGTGTCTGGATAGGGCGCGGTGTTGTGGTGACTACGCAGCGCGGGTCCGCGCCCAGCCGCAGGCCCATCATCAAGTTGTCCCAGGTATCTTGGGGGTACTTCCACGCGGCCAATTCATCGCACCACGCGCTATGGTGCTGTGGCCCCCGAAGTCGCTCCGGTTCCTCGGCAGAGTAGCAGAAAGCCACCGCGCCGTTGTGAAACTCTACTCGCCGTTTGGACGGGTAATAGGTAGGTCGCTGGGATTCAGGGAACACACGGAGCAGCCCGCTTTCCCCTTCCACTATCACGTCCCGCACGTCTGCGGCGGTCGGTGCAACAAGCGCGATGCGCCCGTCAGTCTCAATGCGCCGCCGCACCCATTCCGCGCCCGCCCGCGTCTTGCCAGCACCGCGCCCCGCTTGGAGTAGCCATGTGCGCCAGTCTCCAGGAGGGGGGAGTTGATCTGCGCGGGCATGAAAGGTCCAGCGGGTGCGCAGGGCTTCGGCGAGGTTGCGCCGCTCTGTTACGGTGTGTTCCAGCGTTGAGTGTCCCCTTCATCATCCGCCGCGCGCGGCTCATGCTCTCCGCACCACTTGTCCGCCGTGGTCTTCGGCCATGAGCCGCTATATCCGCCGTCCTCTCTGGGGGCGTGGCGGAGGCAATGGTGTAGCTCAAACTCATACACCACGTCCCTCTCCCAAAACTTGCACGTCTCGCAACTACCCTTCGTGTTAGTCGCCACTGTCATTGTGTGCTCCTGTCTCCGCCGCGCCCGCCGCCACCTTGACGGCCAGCGCGCGCAGTTCATCGTCCGATGCCGCGAGGTAGGGGTTGTCGCCGCTGGGGTCTGTCGGCGCGATCTTCGTGGGCGCGTCAAGTCCGAGGAGTTTGGCGCGCCTGTCCATAACGCGGAGTGCGGCGGTCACCGCCTGCGGGTCTCCATAACCGACCTTGCTGGAAAGTGCCCGCGTCATTTCGTCTAAGCGGTCTAATTCCAGTTCCAGCACCTCGGCGGCGGTCTCGCGGTAGGAGGCGCGGATTTCGTCTAGCGCGGTCTGGACAGCCTTGTATGCGCCGCCGCGTGACAACCCGACCTCCTTAGCTACGTCAGCGTAGGACATGCCAAGACGGCGAAGGGAGATGCACTTGTCGCGCATCTCTGCGCCGCTTAGTTCCCTCTTCGCTTGTTCACCTGCCATTGTTTACCCCGGCTGTCCGCCCCCTGATGCCCCCGGCGGGCCAGCATTGCACTGACCCACCGGGGAGCGGCAGGGGAGCACATCCTGCGCTGGACATTATACCACAGGTGCGGGGTGGGCGTGCCATGCTGTTGTTCACTTCCCCTCCCAGTCGCCGCAGCGGTCTGTCATCAGCACCACAGGCCAGTGCCCGCGCTCGCCATGCTGGCCGGTGGTGTGGGGCGAGTGGTGGGTGCACAGCATGGCGTGGGCACCCGGGACCGCGTGCTTGCACCGCTCGCACGTCTGCGTTCCATCGTACTTCTCTTTGAGCGTGTCTCCCCCCTCCAGTCGCCTCACCTGTTCGGCCAGCGCGTCCCGTTCCACTACCACGCTCAACAGCGCGTCCCGTTCCAGCGTCAGGCGCCGGACGGCTTCGAGTGCGTCAATGTGTTCCATGTCTCCGTTTCCTTTCCTGTGTTCCAGAATGCCCGTGAATCGGCCTACGGGGCCGCGTGGGGCGTTTTCTCTGGTTTGGGCGGTACAGACTAGGGTTCCGCCCGTTCGTGTCTTGTAGGGGCTGAGATTCAATTTTGCGGCATGCGGTCCCGCTTTGCTCCGTTTCGCCAGTTTGGGGGCGGTTGGGCGCACAAGTTCTTCTCTCCTCTCCTCTTCTCTGTCTCTTCTCTGTCTCTTAATCTAGGCTAGCAAATTGGTACGAGTTCGTACCAATCTGGACCAAATTGGTACAGGATTTCACAAGTGCTAGGGCGGCGCGCGGTTAGGTGCCATTTCCTCACACCTCGCATGAGATGCCGATGACGTGGCGGCCCTCATCCGGCTCGATGGAGTACAACCGCGCGGAAATGACCTCCTCCCCCCACGCTTCAAGACACGAGGCGGCAAACTTCATAACCTCTTGGGGGCTGTATGGCCCCATAACAGAGACATGGACAATCAAGACGTGCGGGTCATCGTCTATCCACCCTTCGGACAGGGTGTCAATGCTATGCAGTTCCACTTTGTGCTCCTTTGTCGGTTACATGGTGACTTCGGTCATGAGGTGATAATTGTTCCTGTACTTGCCGTCATCGCACTTTTCAGACTGGACATAGAGTCGCACGCCAACCTCTGGGCTGCCAAGTGTGGCGGGCCGAAGGGCGCGGCGGGTGGCGTATGAGTTTCGCCCAGGCTCGTGTGACTTTAGGAAAGAACCCGTGCGGCACAGCCTGACAGGACGGGCCTTGAGCCGAAGATTCTCCCCCGCTCCAGAAATGCTCACCCGCTCAATAATGGAGGTTGCAATGGCATGGTGGTGGCCCATGAGCACCAGGTCTACATTCGCCCACTGCGCGGCTTTCTCAATAGCGTTCAAAGTGCTGCCCGCCAACACCCCACCGCCGACCCCGTGGTGCGCGTAGATGTCGAAATTACGCATGAGGGACGCTCCCTTCGTGTGTCTAAGGTGCAGACGAATCCACGCCTCCACACCAAGCGCAGAGCCGCCCAGTGCGCGGGCCAGTAACTCCGCCGTGGTGAACCCGTCCCCGGTGACGTATTCATGGTTTCCGGTTATCCAGCCGAGCCAGCGGCCTTGTGTGAAGTCAAGGTCTTTTGCGAGCGCGGACACGTCCTTCGAGATGTGTTCGTCCATCCATTCCTGCGTTGACTCATGCACGGCCTGCATGGCCTTGCGCTCGCTTCCAGACAATGTTTCAAGGTAATCTCCCATTCCGAGAAACCAGACATTCTCCCCTGCCTTGATGCGCGCGCGCCACTTCGCCCGCCATTGGTTCCATGCATCCTTTGCGAACATGGGGGCGTTATAGTGGACATCGCCCACGGGCACAATTACAAAAGACTTGTAGAAATCAATATCTACCCCGATTACGTCACACCGTGATTCTGCGCTTGGCATGCTCTACCCTCTCCCCGCGTTGGTTGATTCCGCCATGAAGCCGCACACGGCCA